GTTGTATTGCTTTAACTGTAGTGGGTGCAGCTTCTACAGGTTGGTCTGTAGTCTCACTCTTTCTGTCAAATATGTAAGATTTACCGTCGTACTTTTTATTACTATCTGCATTACCAAACAAGTGATTACCAATAGTTAGAGTACCACGCTTACGACCTTTCATTTTACTTAACCAATTAGGTTTGCTAACCTTTTCATTTACATAGTGTGTTGCACCATCTGTAGGATCTTCATAGCTACCTTTCAAGATATCACTAGCGGCTTTGTATGAATCCTCACTTGCGCGAAGTTTCATCATATCTTTACCTTGTTCACCTTTGGCGTAACCTGTCCAAGAGTTCCAAGGGGAAAACTGCCCCCTTCGTAAAATAACGCCGCGAATACCCTTACCATAACTACCTGAAGCAGCACGGTTGGCAATAGTAGCACCTACTGCAACCTTACCTTCGTAAGATTCCCCTCTAGCCTCTGCCTCAATAGTACGTGCTAATATCTCAAGTTCTGACATCTCATCTGGACTATTGTAAACTTTGTACTCAGGTACTTTAAAACCTACTGGATCTAACCCTTCTGGTCTAGCTTTAGGACGTTTGTTACCTCTAGGGTCAGTCATAATACCTTTAGGCTTCTCTAGCATCTCATTACTACGAACATCTATACTAGGTGCATCAACAAGCGCTGGGCTGTCTGCCATATCTGGCTGTTTACCTCTAGAGACAGGTGTGACCATAGGCTGAACTACATTCCGAGCTTCCCTAGCGTTATCTCTCATAGTCAGATCAGCACCCTGCATATCAGCACCACTGAACATAGCAGTCCTAGCTGTCTCTGATAGTTGCCCTATAGGGGGTCTAGTTGCTTCCATCAGAGCGCTATTGATAGCTTCATTCATCTGCTCATCTTTGTAGAACATATCCAAGTTATCTAAGTAGTCTTGAATAAGGTTAGATTTTACAGGTGGGGCTTTCTTCATACTCTTCAAGTCATACTGGTCAGCCTGTAGGCGAGCAAAGTCTTGTAGCATTGTTTGGTTTTCATCTTTAGCTTCTACAGGTTTAGGCTCTGTAGGTCTACTAATTATGGACTCTGTGGGTGTAGTCTCTTCTTGCTCTGGAAGAACTTCTTGCAGAAAGCTTAGGGCATCAAAGGAAAATTGTACTTCGCTCATTTTATCTATCGTCCTTTTCACCAGTGATGGGGTTCCTACCTCTGAACTTATTACCCAAATAACCTTCGATAACGGCACTACCAAAATTACCCATAGCGCCCCAAAAACCAGAAGATTTAGCAGCACTTGCTGCCTGTTTAGCATCCTCTGATGATAGCTGTGCAATAGCAAGCTGGGTTGCTCTATCGGCATCATTGTTAGCAGACTGCCAAGCATAACTCATCATATCCCTAGTCTCTTGCATCATAGCACTAAACGCTAAGGCTGTCATATTAGTTGCAGCCGCCGCATCCGCACGATTAGCTTCATTGGTTGCTGCAGTATCTATAGTGGCAACTGTTTGATACCACGACGCATTAGCTTGCTCAATTATAAGCTGGTTACTAGCATTGAATCTTTCACGCTCATCTACCATCTTCTTATTGAACTGCTCAATAGCGTTTGTTTCACCAGCATTAAACCTATTCTGAGCATTAGCTTGTTCAGAGTTAAACATACTAAGTGATGAACTTAGATTATCATAGAACTGGTCAACCTGTATCTGATTAGATGCGTTAAACTGTTTAGCCGCATTTTCAGCCGCTTGGTCAGACAACAAAGCATTAGCACGTTGTTGGGCCTTAAATACGTTAGTCTGTTGCTCATTCTCTAAGTTCTGCATATCCATCTGTAGAAATGCATTAGCTTGCTGTATAGCCGCCTGTTGACGGTTGTTTAAATTAGCTGTGTCCATCTGAGTCATTGCTGCAGCATCAGACAACACCTTAGCATTAGCTGCATTTAAGTTAGCTAGATCTACTGACTGAGCTAAACGAGCATTCTCTAAAGCAATCTGTTGCTCTGCAGTAAAGTTCATATTAGCTATATCAGAGATCTTAGCTGCATTAGCTACACGAGTCTGAAACTCTTGGTTAAACTCTAAGTTGAGGAACTCAGCACGTTGCTGTGCAGCAAACATAGCAGACTGTTGCTTGTTAGATAAATTCTGTAACTCAAAGCTTGCTGCAGTCTTAGCATCCTGAGAAGCTATAGGAATAGCGCTCTCCATTGCCGCCTGTACAACAGCCATACCCGCCATACTAGAGGAGCTAAGACCTCTAGCCGCTAGTGCCGCTGATGCCGCTCTCATAGCCCCCGCAGCCCAAGCTGGTGGGTTCTTACCTTCAAAGTCTTCCATAAGACCGCTTAACTGGCCTTGGACTGTAGCATCAGAAGAGGGTGCGCCTGTAGCCGCCTCAAAGCTTGTCTCTTCCTTTACACGATCCATATCGACAGAAGATCCTGAGATCATCTCACCGTCTTCTACCTTACGTTTATCAGGTGCCTTAACTGTTTGTGCGGCTGTAATCTGTGCTGCAGTTAAACCTAGTTGAGCTAACTCATCAGGGTTCATAGTCGCAGCTTTAGCTAGAGCCTCGTCACTAGGTAGCCCAGTTGCTGCAGTTAAGGAATCTAAAGTTTTCTGAACCTCATCTGTAACTGTAACGGCTTCAACTGTAGGGGCGGGTTTCTTTTCTGGGGCTACTACGTCTGCTTCTGTTTCTGCAGTTGTTGCAGTTGCCTTCTCAGCATCTCCAACCTCACCAGTGCCCTCAGCAATGGTTTGTTTATCATCTGTAACTATCTTCTCTACGTCTGTTTTAGTAGTTAAAGACTCAGGATCATTTATGGCTGCAGATGTCATCTCCACATTAGAGGGCATCTCAGTAGTTTTAAATGAAGTCTCTGCACCTTGAAGAGCTTCTTGGGCATTTCTTAACCTAGTCTCAGCCTCAGTAACCTTTGTTACTAGAGATGCATCGTCTGGGTTAGCTGATTGAGCATCTCTAGCGGCCTGTAAAGCTTCTTGAGCATCAGCTACACGTTTCTGTGCGGCATCTAGTTTAGCTTGTCCACCCTCATTGAAACCTTTTACGTACATACCATTATTAGCTTTTACTGGTTGAGGGTTTAAAACACGCATAGCTTGCTCTGTTGCATTACCTAGTTTAGCTTGATAAGCAGGATTAGATGCAATAACTCTACGCTGTTCATCACCTTGCATACCAGCTAACTCAGGCACAATCTTGCCTCTCTGCTCTGGTGTAAATCCTAAGAAACGTTTTGCCATCTATTTTTCCTTACTTGCCTACTTGCATCCATACGGCAGTAGCTATGAATGTCAGTACTGCAACTGTTCCTAATTGTACTAAAGTTTTCCAAATACTTTTCTTTGTGTCTCTCCAAGAGTCCAACAAACTACGTAGCTCTTTAATGTCACTAGCTGCATCCATATCAGATAAGCCTAAATCACACAAGGCTTGTCTAGCGCCCTTCTTAGCAGCTCTGTCAAGCATTTCTTCTAACTGTTCTGGTGTAAAGTCAGACATTATAAGTTTACCGTATATGTTCCGGGGTTAGTATAAGTGTAAGTTGACCCACCTACAGTAATAGAAACTCTTCCACCAGCACCATTAGCACCAGTTGTACCACCGTTGGGATCAACACCACCAGTACCTTTAGCGCCTACTACAATAGTTAATACTGATCCTGTATAGATATTAACTGAGGAAGTACCTTGGTTTCTGTCTGCCGCAGAACCCCCAGCACCAGCGGGGTCTGTGTTGTATACTGAACCAAAGAAGTTTGTTTGTCTACGGCCTCCACCGCCACCGCCACCTGCGCCATACGATGTTGCAGGAGCAGCAAATCCGTTTTGTTGCTTATTGGAGTCAGCGCCACCAGCACCAAATGCACTAGCCTCACCACTACTATCACCGCTATGGTTGAGAGAGCTTGCAGCGCCACCTGTGCCACCAGTAGAAGTTCTTCCTAAAATAGTTGCACCTGAGTGAGTAATAGTAAAAGTACTGTTACCGCCATTACCACCATCAACTTGACCACCAGTACCAGCGCCATTATTCATACCGCCACCGCCGCCGCCACCACCGCCGATTACATCGAAGGAGACAGACTCAACCGAGTCACTACCATACCATTCAGAAAAGTCCATATCTGTTGCAGAACCTTTACTAATTAAACCTCTTATATCAGAATCATTAAGTGAAACAGTAGTTCCACTTACACCTGACCCAGCTGCCTCTACGTGCATCTGGTTAAGAGAGATAGCTCCTGATGAAGGTAATGCCATTACTTAGTCCTTTAAGGTGTTAGAGCGCCATAAGCAGTTATATTACCTTCTACAGTAAGGTTACCATTAGCATCTAGTTGCATCCTACAGGTGCCACCAGTAAGAAATTTTAAAGTAGTTCCTGACTGTTCAATTTCCCAAGTGCCTAAGTCAAGTTTAGAGGCTTGTACGGTTGAATTAGGATCAGTGGAAAAAGCACCAGTAGAACTATTATAAGATATACCGCCACTAGCTGATAAAGCCTCTCTAGCTGGAGTTGCAACTCTCGCGTCTGTAAAGTAAAGATTACTATCGCCTTCAGTAATTGAATCTGTATCGTGATTACTTACATCACTAACCGTTCCAGTTACATCTCCAGTCAAATCTCCTTCGAAAGTAGAGGCGACAACAGTACCTGCAGTACCAGTAAAAACTTCACTACTGTTTGTTGCATCTGGTATAAAGGTAAATTTACCTGAACTATCATCGAAACCAAAGAAACCTAGTTTAGCAGCGGTTCCATTATGCCATTTAAACTCAATACCACGATCTTTGTTATCATCTGCGGCAGGTGCGGTATCCCCACCTAGTGTGAAAATAGGATCATCTACAGTTACAGTTGTACTATTTACTGTTGTTGTAGTACCACCTACAGTAAGATCACCGTCTACTGTGAGATTATTAAAAGTAACATCATCAGTTGTAGCAACTTCTTGACCAATAGAGATCTCTCCGCTAGAGATAGATACACCAGTTCCACCACTAAGACCACTTTGAAGCTCAGTAGTAGTTGGCCCTGTGTAGCTGATAACGCCCGTAGTACTATTATAAGCTATGTCACCTTGACCGCTAACTTTAGTAACAGAGATAGCACTTTTTGCTGCACTGTCTGCTCTAGTAGACGTATAGTAAAGATTACTAGTACCTTCTGTTAAATCATCAGTGTCGTGATTAGACAGACTTGTGACTTGTCCTGTTAAAGTCGCTGGAACAGCCGCTTGCGTTACGTTACCGTTTGAGTCTGTTTCCTCTACAACCCCGTTATTAAGGATAATTGCTCCAGAGGAGTTTAATACGTCACCCTTTACGTTACCTGTTAGTAATCCTGAGAAACCACCGTTACCTGTTACTGTACCTGTAAAAGTAGATGGGGGAGTTACAGTAAACGAACCAGTATTAGTAGCATTGCTAAAAGATACATTACCAACAACAGTTAAGTTGTTATCTAAAGTTGCAACACCTGTTACATCTAGAGTACCTTGAAAATCAGCATTAGCACCAGTAAACTGAAGCGCATCTGTAGTACCAGACTTAATTGTCATATTACCAGATACATTGTTTAGGCTACCAAAGTCAACACCAGCATCTTTTAAAAGAATGTTACCACCAGCTACATCTACAGTCATATCTCCAGCGACATCTACAAGAAGATCACCTGATGAAACATCTATCTCGTTATCTGTAAGGGTCATATAACCACTAGTACCAGCTACTACAGTATTTCCATCAAGAGTATCCGCTGAAACAGTAGAACCAAATCTACCATTTTTAAACCTAGCGCTAGACGTTGAACCACCAAGATCTATAGTATTATCACCATTAGGTAAAACTTGAGTTGCATTTACTGTAATCTGACCTGCAGGGCCAACCTTTTCAATAGGCGCTCCTGAGTCAGAAGAACTAGGATCGTGGTTGTGACCAGATGAACCACTGAAAGCACTTTGAACAGCATTAAACTCAGCATTAAGGTCATCAGCGTCAATAACCTCATTGTTAGCTATCTGACCTGTAGTATCTTGTCTTGTATATCCTGCCATTTTAGTTTGTCCTTACTGTCTTTCGTTAGTTCTAAATTCTAACACTGCAGTGTCTAATTTAAACGTTGGATTAGTAGAGTTATCTTCGTACTTAAGTGAGACTGTCTTACCACTACCTAATGTAAAAGTTTCATAAACCCTATCAGCAAAACTGCCATAAGTAGATACACTGTATACTGAAGTAGGGGCACCATATAAAGCCGCTGTTCCTGAAGAACTCTGAAGTGTTGCTGTAGGCGGGTCAATAGTAGTACCCCTAGTTTGACCATCAAAGTCATACGACATATTCATATCTAGACTAAGTGTGGCAGTTGGCTCAACATAAGTTGTAACCCTGTAAAAAGTTTTTCGTACTTGAGGATCTTGAATAGGCATATAAGGGGATTCGTAAACACACCTTATGTTTTCAGAATCAAAACTAGAACCAAACTCCATCTTATAAACATAACCAGAATCATTAGCAAAAACGACAGTTTCAGAGTTTCCTGTAATAAGGCTATCAGAAACGTTTACTTTCATACCCACTAGAGTTGCCCAAGCTATAGAGTCTGCACCTTGAGCAGAAAATTTTGTAGCAAGTAGCCCAGAGGATACGTCTGAGGGAGTGCTTGCGTTGTAAGCGAACACCCTATACTGAGCCTTCTCTCTTACAACCACAGAAGAAAAACTACTAGCGACCTTTAAAAAACTCTCTGTATCTTTCTTGATAGGGGCAGATGCAACAGCTAAAGCAAAGTCACCAATTCTATCAGTAGCAGATAGTAACCTAATACCATCAGAAGATAGGTACATAACATCCCCACCTACCTCTTGAATAGTTTCTTTAGATATACACCCAATACCTAAAGCTATAGGAGCTAATTGAAAATCAGCTTCACTATTCCCTACTAACTTGAATATAGAGGACTTAGTAAAGATTATAAGCTGATCTCTAAATACTTTAAGACCTTCTACATCAGAACCTACATTTATAACACCCGCACCACTAGCAGTACTAAAATTAGTCTCATCAAAAGGTACACTAAATACTACCTTATCACCATTAGCATAAAAAATATGATTCTTAAAGTTTTCTACATCAGAAGCTGTTGCAATGTCTGCAGAGTTAGAAGAAGATAGAAAAGTAAAAGTATTATCTGTATCATTATATACGGCGGGAAAGTTAACACCGTCTACTAATATAGTTTTCTTTTTACCACCAAAGACAACATCAACAAATCTAACCCTTTGTCCTAAAGAAGCAGCGGTTCCTTTTAAAGTCCACCCACTACCTTGACTTTCATAATACTTTGTAACACCACCATCAGCCCTAGCCGCTAGAACAAACCCCGGCCCTAAAACTTTTGAAAGAAGTACATCTCCTGACCCCGGTAAAACTGAGTTGGAAAACTTAGCAAAACCCTTTACTTTAGAGTACCCCCCACTTGTAGAGGGTTCAAGGTTCTGTAGAACAGCAGCTGAACCTACAGCGTTTACACCTTGTTGAAGAGGGCTTAGGTTTGAAATAAGACCCCCTCTAAACTCTATAGGAAATGTTTGATACTGTATAGCCATTAGTAATGTACTCTAGTGTCTCTTACATAGTTTGTTCTATTTATAAAAGTACTTCGTAGATGCTTTATACCCATAAGAAACTTTTGCTGTAAAGCATTCGCTGCTTGCATATCACCTTTAAACATAAACAAGTAGTACATAGCCCCATCTACAATAACGTGTCTAAAATACTCTGGTAAAGCAGGAACGTCTGTATTTTTAACTAAGTCTACAGGCAGTCTATAATACTCGTAAAAGATAGTGTAAGCCTTGTCTGGAGCAGGTACTAGTCCGTATTCCCTACTAGGAGTTTGAAACACATAACGGGGCATACCTTTTAACTCAGAGTTATACTCGTAATCTGCGTATTTGTCAAGGTATTCTTCGTATGAAATCAATTTTAATTTAACTGTTTCATTACCTAATGTAGTACTTCTAGCTATTCTAAAGCTATCCCAGTCAATAGTCTTAGCATCCCCGGGTGTGGAGTATCTAACAATGCTCTCTGTAAGTGTCTCTTCTTCCTCAGAGTGATTAAAAGGCCACTCATATTCGTGTTGATTTATAAAATTAATAGAAGAGTTAACAGAGTCTTTAATAGCAGAATAGTAACCAGTAACTGTATTAAAGTTATCTGTCGTAAGCTCTACCTCATTAGACCTTCTGTTTATGTCGTTAACTATGCCTAAAAAGTCGTATGCCATATCACTGTTCCCGCATTCTTATTTTGATAGATCTTTCTACAGTATTAGCTAAGTTGTTAGTTATACGACAGGTAAACTTGTAGTCAACATTGTTTAAACCAGCGCTAATGTATATTGTCGCAACTGTGTCTGTATTAGTCGTAGCTGTGATAGTTATGTTGTTAAGAGTTTGCCCAGCCGTAATCTCTTGCATAACACCGTTAGCATCTCTAAGGAACCAAGCCACGCTTGATATTGTTTTATTACCTAGAAACCGTGACCAATCTACACTATAGTCAAGTGTTTCATCTGGGTCTTTGTTGGGCCACCTAAACGCCATTTTATAATCCTTTACTTAAGTAATGTAATGTAGACATACCTATCAAAAGGTGTTGTGTCTTTCTCTACAAACACTGTTCTGAGTTCTTCTACTATAACAACAGTTCTTTCTTTTGGTGTACTTGACATTAAGCAGCCCTCGACACATAAACAGTTCTTGCTCTGTCATAAGAGTTCTTAAACTGCTCAAAGTTAAACCCGTCTGTAGATAAAGTTAAAGAACCTTTACTTACAGTGACTAAGGGTAGAGTACTTAGTTGTACAGATGTGTTTATTACACCTTTTACTTCATCAGACGCATTGAAAGCAAAGCTTGCAGAGGGTAATACCTTTACAACATTTATAACTAGTAAGCCAGTTACAGAAGAAGAAGAAACTCCAGAAGGACTTGCCTCGCCTGTAAAGGCTTGTTCAATACTAAACGCTGTAGTAGAACTTACGCCTGTAATGACAGCAATAGAATTTATATCAAGCGTAGGCGCAACTTGTGAAGTAGTGGACACAGAGCTAATAGCAACACTGCTATTATGAGAAGTAGTGAGAGAACCTACTTGTAGTGAACCAACTACACCCTGTAAAGGCTCTTGACTAGAACCAGATAAGTTGTTAGTAGACACTGAAACTGATACAGAGGTTATAGGTACAGAAATACCTACAGAAGCCTGACCTACAGATACCTGAGAAGATACAGATAATGCTGGGGGTATAATTTCATCTATGTCAACTATTAATTCGGAAATCTGTGACGCAGAGGTTGACGTTGGTAATGTTACGCTTAAGTTTATTACTAAGTTATTAACAGTTGTGCTTGAAGAAGTATTAGATACAAAAGCTTTTACAAGTAAAGCTATATCTTCTATGGAAAATTGAGCGCCTGTACCACTAACAGTTCTAGAGGATGACGCTGACTTACTAACATCGTTTACTGAAAATACGGAATTAGCAGAGGGAAGTACTTTATTACTTGAGTGTGTCTGGGTGACAGAGGTTGAGATTGAGTTTGAAGAAGTGCCTACTAAGTCTGCATTACCGTTTCCAATACTTGATAAATTATTATCTATTAATGCAACGGATGTGGTAGAAGATATAGTAACAGATGAACTGACGGATAGATTTGCTGTAACTGTAGAAGATGTTGCACTAGGCAGACCAGCGCTTGGATTTACAGTAAATGTGCCTACAAAACCTTGAGAGGATGTAGTTAAAGGGAATGAAGTTGAGTCGCAAATAGGGGCAACATCTTCAACATTTATTTGTAAAGGTACTGAAGTAAGTGACTTATTGCTTGAGTGAGTTTGACTAATATTTTCTAAAGACGTTACACCAGTAGAACTGTCAAGCTCTATACTGGAACTTACGTTAAAACTATCAATATTACCAGTTTGACCTGTAGAGGTAGCAGAGCTAGTAACAATGGTAGAGTTTACAGAAAAAGATAAGGGTGAAACAGACGTACCAGAGCTTGTTTTATGGCTTTCTTCAAAAGGACTATCAAAAACAAGTGTATCAGCAGCGGTTGCATTATTTGTGAAACTGTTAGTAGCTGACCAAGTAGGTGTTGTTCTTTGATTAAGAACCCTACTCCGAACTGGGCTTAGGGATGAACCAGTTATACTAAAATCGGTAATCTGTCCAGTAAATGCGCTGCCGAATGATCCATTATTATCACCTACGATAAACTTATCTAAGAAAAACTGATAAGATGAGGTAGTATAAGGGCCATAGCTTATTGTCATTAATTGACTGTTAGAGGCTAGAAGACTGCCACTACTGTCATAAATTTGTGCGTATACACGTTGACCCGCATTAAAAATACGACCTTTATACCAACTGTTAGGAGAAAAAGTACCTGAGTTGGGTAAGGCGACACTAACACTAGCGGCAGCGTTTCTACCTAACTGGTTACCTAATCTTACGTAACCACGAATGTTTTGAGTTGATGAAAGTGTACCATAAGCCCTCTGGTATGACCAACCTGTCTTATCACCATCAGCCTGAAAGAAGTACTGCGTACCTCCAGTATAGTCAGAGGCTACTTTAAAGTAAAATTCAGCCCCAACACCATCATCCTGATACTGTGTAGAGCTTGTGTATTTAACCCCATTGAAGTCTACAGAACCACTGTAAGCGTAGACAGAAGAAGGTATACCTGAGTAGTATAAATTAGGTGTAGTATCTAAGAGAACATCAGCGTTTATAGTTTCGATACCAGAAACACTGCTTACCTGAGAAGGGGAGTTAACGCTTCCTGTAGAAGCTATAATAACAACTTCTGTGTCTAAATTATTTGATAGTGAGAAAGATGCAGATGTTGAAGGTAAGTTAGTGTTTGAGGATGCTGAAGAAGAAACTTCAATAAATGTTTGTGATGTAACTTTAGCAAGAGTTGGGTTGCTAGAGGCTGTTTTAGTAACGGCGCTTAATACAGAGGTACTTGAAACAGAGGAGATATCAACACTACTTGAACCACTAATATCCCCAGATATAACAGGAGAGCTTACCTTAGTAACAAACTTATTTGAACTAGTAGATAGCGTTAAAGAGGAAACACTTAGGGCCACAGAAACTGCTACTATGTGTTCAGAAGGGCCAATCTGAATTGAACCTAGTTGTGTAGCAGATGTTAACGTTGAAAGGGTTTCGTTAGCTGTTCCATTCGAGCTAACTGAATTTACAACAACTGAAGAAGAGTTTCCAGTTAAATCTACGCCACTCCTTGGTGTGACAGAGTTAACTTGTACTGAAGAAGATGTAGAAGTTAGTACCTGTAAGTCAGTGACTGTTACAGATAGACTATTAATGCTAGAACCAGAAGAAACACCGCTTAGAACACCTTGCTCTGAAGCACTTGTGGAGACAGTTCCTATTTGTGAGCTTGAGGAAACTGAGTTTAGAAGTTGTAGATCTTCACTAGTTCCTTGTGGTGATGAAACTTGACTTGCTGTACTTGTTGAAGAAAGTGGAATTACTATGTTAGTAACAATAGCTCCAACTTGAGAGGAGCTAGATACAGATGTTATTACTTGTGCATCTTCTAGTTGCACTCCTAAAGAGCTTATCTGAGAGGATGAGGAAACAGAAGAAAGAGTTTCCGAGTCTGTTACAGTTAAAGAAAGAGTTCCTAAAGCGGAAGTGCTAGATACTGATACTAAGGATTGGGTATCTGTAATAAAGCTTGAGATAGACCCTACTGCAGTTGTACTAGAAACAGACGTTAATACCTGACTGTCAACTACAGTAAGAGTTAAGCTACCTGTAGAACCTTGACTAGAAACAGACGTTAATACCTGACTGTCAACTACAGTAAGAGTTAAGCTACCTGTAGAACCTTGACTAGATACCCCTGACAAACTAATAGACGATGAGACTACTACAATCCCATCGTCTGATAGTGATGCTGATGCGAGAGGGTTGAAGCCTAGCATTGTTTCGCCCTATTAAGCATTAAATACATAAGCTCTGGATGTTGGTGAAGAACTAAACGAGGACGCGCCTATCGCTACTTGTCCTGAAGTCTCGTGCACACTTACACCGTAACCAAAATTTGTATTAGCAACAGGTGTGGAAGCCGCAAGCACTTTTTTCTGCGACCAACTGGTTCCAGTTCTTTGAAAAATGACAGCTCGACCCTGATTACTAGAGTAAGAGTAATTTCCTACGGCAACAGTGTCACCATCAATAGAAAGCGATCTTCCATAAGTACCTGATGTATCAGTGGGGTTGGGTGTTAATGTGGCTTGAAAAGACCAACTGGTTCCAGACCTTGTCCACACCTCAACATTACCAGTAGTTCCGCTGCCGCTTGTGTAATAGCCGCAGCTTGCTACTAAGGTGTCTCCGTTGATTTTTACCTGCTCACCCCATCCAGCGTTGGCTACCGCCGCATTATTAGAAGTGATTTTTTGCTGTAAGCTCCAAGAAGTTCCGCTTCTAGTGTAAACATATACAGCGCCGCCACTTGTTGAGCTATTGTTTCCAGTAGATCCAATAACTATTGTATCTCCATCAATATCTATATCGGTTAAATAATCATTATTTATATTAGTAGGATTTATGCGTGCTTGCTCTGACCAGCTTGTACCTGATCTAACAAACACAAAAGCTTCACCAGCAGCGTTGATTGAAGAACCCGGTGGTTCACCCCAAGGCGACCCCAGAACTGCCGTGTCTCCGCTAATTGCACAAGATTCTCCTGCGCTGTCATAATTAGCAGCAGTGCTCGCTATTAATTTTGCTTGCTGTGACCAAGTATTCCCAGATTTATGAAAAATATACCCAGCGCCAGCGTTTGTAGCATTGTTTGTATCTTCTTTAGCCGTGACTAAAAGATAATCTCCATCAACATCTACGTTAAAACCAAATTGATCCTGATTTGCCGTATCTGAACCTACTAAGACTTGACTTTGACTCCAAGTTGAACCTGACTTTGTATAAACATATAAACGACCTTGATAATTGCCGCCCGCAGCATAAGCACCGACAAAAAGCTCATCATCCGTCAACACTAAATGCCTTCCATATTGATCCCCTGCACCAGTAGATCCGCTGTCGCCAGATTGTAACATTTGAGTTTGGGAAAGGTTTGTCCAATCTGCGACAAACGACAGGCTAAACGCATTAGCGCTGGTAGCCTGATTGATGCCATCGCTGGCAGTAAAAGTCAGAGTAAAAGTAGCATCTTGGCTGGCGTGAGGTGTCACAGTGAATACGTTTGTATTGTTGCCAGTGCCTTGCGCTACGGTAGAACCGTTTAACGATCCGCTGGTAACGCTGTAGCCGTAGGTAAGCGGTACTTCCTCTGGATCAGCCGCTGTAATTGTAATCACTGTAGCAGTCTGATCTGTAGCCAAAGTAAATGGAGTAGTATTACTACCAGCATCTTGAACAGAAGTGATGTTAGGGTTCGTGTTCACCAAGCTAACAGAGTACCAGCCAGAGCCATTATTAATATAAAAACGATTAGTGGCAGTCACATAAGCCATATCGCCAGCGCTGTTACCAGATAACGGTAATAGGTCAGCCGTATCGTAGACTACAGCCCCCGCAGCCACAGTATCAAACGCAACGCCGCCAGAGCCAGTAGACTTAAGGAACTGACCGCTAGTACCATCGTCTAGGACGTTTGCGAGGGTGCTGAGATTTGATGCGTTGCTCATAGATTAACCTTAACTTGTTGTGTATACAAAGACAGAACCAGCGTCAGCTTGGTTATTTATGTGATCGAAGCCTGCCGCAACTGCAACTTGCTCACCATTAAAACTAGAAGCTAGTGTAGGATAACCAAAATAATCACCAGTAGTTGTGCCACTACCAGTAAGCACTTTTTTCTGTGTCCAACTTGCTCCTGACCCACTATAAACCCAAGCCCGACCTGTATTACTGTTGTACCCGTGCTGGCCGATTACAATCGTTTTATCATCACCACCAAAATAACTTATAAAACTGTCATTAGCTATGACTGGAGTTATTGTTGCTTGGTGTGACCAAGTTGTACCTGATCTAGTGTATACAAAAATACCACCAACATTAGTATAACCACTTGGTGAATACCTGTTGGAACTAAAAATTAAAGTATCATTTTTAAGCACTAAGCCGCCAGAGCCTTGATAGAGGGCGCTAGAATCAGTTGTAGCGTGATTGATAGTTTGTTGTAGTGACCAAGTAGTTCCAGACCTAGTGTAAATATATATACCCCCACTATTTGTTATGCTATTTAAACTACCATAGGGAGCAGAAACAGCTATTGTATCTCCATCAATAGCTACGTTAGAACTAAACGAGGACGCGCCACTGGGTGCAGTAATAGCTTGTTGTAGCGACCAAGTGTTTCCAGAGGAATTATACCAAATATAAACCTTACCGCCCCCAGTAAACTGCATTGCTCCCACAACAGCGGTTTGCCCACTTATTCCAACTGAGTGTCCATATAACACGTTAAAAGTTGGGTCACTTTGAGTCAAACCCGCAACTCGTGTCCAACTGTTTCCTGAACGTGTGTAAATATGAGCAGCCCCTGCATCTGAGACACCACCTACAGTTTCAGCCCTACCCCCTATTACCGCTGTAGAGTTTCCCGTAATGTCCATAGACCAACCAAAATTATCATTGCTTGTAATATTAGGTGGAATAAAATTTTGATTGTTTGTCCAAGTATTTCCACTTCTTGAATACGCCCAAACTCGACCAGTCCAATTTCCGCTTATGCGATCACCAGATGCACCAACAAGAAGGTAATTTCCGTCCTCTGAAAAAGCCATGCTTCTCCCAAAAATAGCATTTTGACTTGCCGTTCCAGCAGTTACCTGTTGAGTTTGTGATAAGGTGTTCCACTCAGGTAAAAACTCTAAAGTAAAAGATTGCGAAGCGCTGGTTGCTGTGTTTATCCCATCAGTTGCTGTAAAAGTTAGGCTAAATGTTGCTGCGTTTGAAGCGTGAGGAGTAACAGTAAATACATTATTATTTTGACTTACCGTTGAGCCATTTAATGCCCCTGACGAAACAGAGTAATTATAAGTTAAAGCATCTCCTTCAGCGTCAGTAGCTGTAACGGTAACAACCGTAGATGTACCGTTAGTAGCCAAGGTAAATGGAGTAGTATTACTACCAGCATCTGCAATAGATGAAATAGTCGGCGTTTGATTGATCAACGCCACAGAATACCAGCCAGCACCGTTAAATACATACAGCCTGTTGTTAGCACCTACAAAAGCAGCATCACCGTTTGAATTTCCAGAGCTAGGTAAATCACTAACGTTGGCGTAATACGTTACTCCACCACCAGCATCAGTAAAAGTTGCAACTCCGCTGCCCTGCGAAGTCAGAACTTGCCCAGAGGTAGCATTGGTTATGGCTGTAGCTATGTTGCCAAGATTGCGGTTGTTACTCATTACGAAATCCTCGTTATTTTAGCATAACCTTGGTATTGAGAGCTGCTCATATAATCAGTGGCTTGAAAAGTAGTGGTGGCTGGGGCAAGGGAAAAACCAGTGAAGCTTACATACTTAGTATGGCCGGTGTTAATAAACCCGCCCGCCGAACAAGATGGCCCATCGAAACTTTGACCAGTAGTAAACCCGCCAGACGCATTGCCCGATTCATCTGAACCACCAGAACCACCGCCAAAGCCACCTTTCCCTGCAGTACTATTACTTCGATCCCCGCCAGCTAATCCATTAATCCACATTGCACCCATCGAAGAACTCTTATTTGAATTGTTACTGTGAGTTCCAAAAAAAGCTCCTCCTAGCACTGTATTCACCCCACCGGAGCTTCCATCAAGAGTACCTTGTCTAGAGTGACCATATTGCTGGGCAAAGTTCGATACCTGAGTGGCTGATACAGGATCAGTGCAAAGCCCTGTGTAAGACACGTTTCCAGTTGTACTAGAGGCAGCTATAGTTCTACTTGTAGCAGTTGTTGAGGGATTGGCCCCACCCCCGTCAGATGTACCCCCTGCGGCACCCGCTGCAACAACTAAAGGTATTGCGGCTGGATATGAGGCTGAGGAGTTTGGCAATATAGTAATAAAAGTACCGCCGCCAGCGCCATTACAGTGATCCCCTAGCATATCAGGAACACCTTGACCTACAGCAACAACAATCATATCAGAATGCGAAAGAGCGAACCTTGCTTTAGCTATTTGACCCCGACCTCTAAATATTGGGTTGTCAGTAGCTCCCCCAGAGCCACCTTTGGCCTCAAGCTCGTAAGTACCGTTAACTGGAACTTTCCATAACTGAAACCCTGTCGCTTGCCCGTAAAAATAACTATATCCAGTAGCCCAAGAATACCCCGGCCCACCATTACTTGTACCCTGCACCCAACTTTGCATTTGAGCGTGCGTAGGGCCATATCTATGTTCATTTGAAACGTTGCTATTACTAAGCCCCCTAGATACTGAAAACGGCATTACAGAGCCTACTGCAAAAGGATAAAGTGCGGTTTCAAGGACAGGCCAATTATTTTCTCTTTTTTCATCAGCAGCATTATTAACAGAAAAAATGCCAGAAGCAGATGAATCGCTTACTGAAGATTTTTTGCCAATAACTGATGAATTATAACGCTGCACTAGCTGATCTCCTCGTAGGAACATACAGCTTCAAGATCAGAGGCAGTGCTGGCAGTTAATCTAAGAGCGTCACCTTCTTCTAAATAAATAGCTTTAGCTAAAACGTCTAAAGTTGCATCGGCGGGAATAGTAATAGTTTTAGCTACGTGATAAGCAGTGCTAGACCTATATAAATCTACTGTAATTTCTGCGTTGTTAGTTCCATCAACATTGCTCACATACAGGGCATTCACTTTTAACACTTTGCCAGAAGAAGCTGAGTTTGTAACGATTGCCGTTGCAGAGGTGCCAACTGCTTGCACCGCCGTTTTACCCGTAATGGTAGCAACGTTTACTATATTAGGTGCTGTCATATTTTAACCTCCAAATACGATAGCCATAGCAATCGCCTTTCCTGTTGTTACGCCGCCACTGGACGCATCAGCAAACTCTAACGCTGTAGCTCCGCTATTCATTTGTAAGATTTGACCCGCTGTGCCTAAGCTTGAAGGCGTATCAGTAAAGCCAGTTATAGATGTGCCCGATCCAGACAACGCCCCGTGCTCAACTACTTCAACCACATCGCCAGAGACAAATGCTGAAAAGCCTGTTATTGAAGTGCCGTTGCTTGCTGTGAAATCTACGCCGCCGCCTCTGAGCTTAACGCCGTTCTTGTAGACCGCTACTTTGGTAGGGGTGTAGTTTGCTGTAACCGAAGTTGCCCCTGTCGTGACCGTAGGAAACGAACTAGAGTAATTACTGGCAAACGGAGAGCCATATTCAACGACTTCTACAACATCGCCCACAGCCGTTGCACTAATGGTGATTTGCGTATCAGTAGCTGTAACTTCGCTATCTTGAAGCTTAACGCCGTTAAGAAACACTGAAATGTTTTCAGCTTTCCAAGTGCCAGTGAAAACAGTTTGACCCGACGTAGCTGTAGTTTTCGTAGTGGTAATTGGATCTAAAGAGCCGCTAGAAGAACTACTGCCACTAGCCGTAACTACGCCAGATCCATCTATAGATAAACCTGTGCCGATCTTAATACCGCCAAGCGTATTCGCAGAAGCAGTCGGCAAAGTGTAGTTGTTAGCGCTGGCAGCTACACCATCAAGTTTTGTCTTATCGGCTGATGACATAAGGCCAGCGGCTGATGTTGTGGCGTTAGAATAGCTAGTGCTGCCTACGTTTATCGTACCGCCCATACCACTGTGATTGGTGCAGTAATAATAAAGGGTGCTTGGCGCATCCTGCTCTAGCTTTACCTCAACGTATTTAGACCCAACAACGGTTACGCCAGTAGTGAATTGAGAACTGTTTGCCCCATCTACTTGCGTAGCCAATCGAAATGGGTGACTTGAGTTAGTGCTATCAGAAACATCAAAGCGGTAGGTAACAGACGGCACTAAAGTAATCGTCTGATTAGCAGTACCATCAATCAGGTAGTTGCCACCCGATACAGTGACCGTAATATCAGCATAAAGCAGATCAAGATCGTCTGCAGAAGCACTGATAAAGACTTTGGTGTTACCTGATGAGTAACTTCCTAAGTTAAGTAAAGAACCAGTGCTAGAGCTAGTTAAAGTCCTAGAAGTTAAGCTAGGGCCACTACTATCGTATACTGCAGTTCCTACTTCCCAAGCACTACCTTCCTCAATCACATAACGTAGAGTATGCCCATTTAAAGAAGTAGGCACTACTTGAAACCCAGACTCTGCAGAGCCTAAGCTTATAGTAGTGCCTGTACCAGTAGTAGATGTACTGACTTTTACACGATCAGCAAACTTTGCCATAAGTAGCCCTAACTATATTTAGGTAAGACGAATAACAGCGTTTGAAGCATCGGCTGTTGGGAACTGTACAGTAAGTGTACCAGAGGTTGCACTAACAGTGCCACCAAAGTCAAATACTGCAATAGCCTTGTTTGACTGAGAAGAGTTGTAAATAATACAACCATCTGCAGAAACTGTTACGTTGCTGAAAGCTTCATCAGCAAAGTCTACAAAAGCTGTAGTTCCAGAAAGTGAAATAGCAGGTGAATCTAAAGTTCCACCGCCAGCACTATAACCAGTACCAGAAGCTTCATCTGAGTTACCTGTAACGTCAGAGTAGTTAGTAGTTGCAGCACCATAGGTGCCTGACGGACTAGCTTTAATCAAAGCTATTTTTAAAGTGTCGGTATCAAGATCGTGAACACCTCCAAGCAACTCTTGCTTGAAACTGCTGCACATTGCTGTAGTGATTGCCATAAGAGGTATCCTTTTTCAATGCAAGACTAAGAAAAAGAGTAGGCCACAGTTAAGCAGCCTACTCTCTAACTATTTAAGCAGCGTTGTATACTGCAGTTACCAGAGCTTCTGGACGTAGAATTTTACGCCCGTAAAGGTGCATACCGCGAACAATATCAGCGAATGAATCTGGGTCACGATAAGTCTCAACTTTGTTGAGTTGCTGTGCAGTTGCAACAGCGGAGTCGTGTCCAGCTACAATAACGCCATAGTTATCATCCTGTGCGGTTACGCCTGTGGTTCCGGGGCCAGTTCCCTTCGCAGGAAGGTTGTTTGACTGGTAAATACGGAAACCGTGAAGATTGTTAAGTACCAGACCGTTTTGCAGTCCTGCACCACCGAAGTCTGCGTTCAGTACGCGAGAATCTTCGTCTTTCAACATTTCCATAAATACAGCGTCAACACACAGCCAACGACCACGAGTATCAACATTAGCCTGATCCATAATGCGACCCATACGGGCTACAACTTGGAGAGGTGTTGCTGTGGTAGTAGCCGCTGCAGTAGCGCCACCGAAGCGAGGAGCCAACGGAATTGAGTCACCAGTTGTACCAGAAGAGGCACTAGTAGTAATGTTTCCGAAGTCTGACATATCCAAATGATTGGCTTTCAGAAATTCCCCGTCAAGTTGGTTTGCTGTTTGATGCGAAGCAGTACCACTTACAGTAGTAATCTTAGCACCTGCAGCTGTGTAACCCGACATATATGACAATACGTCAGCATCCATAGCGTCAGCCATTTTATATGCTGCACGATCAGATGACAAGCGCATAAAGTCGTGATGGGCTTGCTGCTCTTCAATATCGTCAAGCTTGAAGGCAAAGTAGTTGGCTTTGTCGATAGTCAACTGGAAGTCATTGTCAACGAGGTCTTGCGCCGAAACGGTTGTACCACGTAGCAATGCATTTACAGTGATATCTGGCTCCTTAAGAATACGCACTGTATCCCCTTGGTTCGCAATCTCACCAAAATATTCTGAGTTAGTAATTGCATTTACAGTAGCAGCCTTGCGAAACGCAATCTGTGCCTGCTTTGAGTAGATGACGCTGGAGAATACTCCGTTGTCAAGGTTTGAATAGCCAGAGGCTTTTCCAAATGCAGCCATAATTAATCTCCTTATAGATATGACCGTTGAGTTTTACAGATCCATATCCACAACAGAGGCCAAAACTTATCTAGGTAGCTTATTATTAAGGTATGCCTACCGTATCTAATAAGGGCTAAACGTGTCTGGGTAGTCTTTTAGTGGCTAGAGTCTTAGTTTAAATACACATTTTAAGTGCATACTATACAAGTTATACTAAACTTGCAGCTATTGTCAATACTTATTTTGACAAATCATAAATAAATTTACCAGATTTCTGAGCTTCGTGTATTTCTTCGTGATGTTTCTCAAACTCTTTGTCACTCATTTTAGCAACAGTTGATTCACGCCAGAAGTTTTTACTCTCATCATCGTTTACAGTTGTCCTACCCTTAGTTTTAACAGAAGAGGCAGCAGCCTTATCTGAACTACTAGTAGACTTAGCTTTAATACCCTTGTGTGACTTATAGAGGTCAATAGCTACTGCTACAGATTTAGCATCCTCTGAGTTTTCATACAAAGCATCTTGTACAACTTTAGGTTGTTTTTCTGCCCAGTTATGAAACTCGTCTGAGGAGCGAATCTCTTCAAAGTCAGGGTGTAAAGACATAAGCTCTGCTTCAGCTTTCTCTTTCTTGGCTTGAGTACGTAGCTCTTCTATTTCTTGGAGTCGCGTGTCCAAGGAAGAAGCTTTTTCAGCAGCTTTATTTTCTGCAATAGCTTCGACAATACCCGCAACATCAGGGTACTTAGCTGTCCAAGCTTCAATCTCTTCCTTAGATTTGGGAAGAACCAGTTCATTCTTAGAAGCTTTTTCAAGTTGTCCTTGTAGCTTTTCAAACTTTTCATTCCAATCTTTTTCCTTATTCTGTAAGAGCTTACGTATATCACCGTATCGCTTTTTAAAAGATTTCTCTTCAGCGCTTAGTCCATCTGTTCCTGAATCATCCGTTTCGGACTCTTGGGATTCCACTGACCGTGTTTCTTTTTGTTCCGTATTACTCTCATCTGAAACTTGGGTGTCCTCAACGCTTTCGCTATCGGGTTCCTGATTATCTTTTGCTTCTTCATCGCCCTGTTCACCTTTTAACAGTGCATCTAGTTCACGTTGCTCTTTTTCAAGAAGTTCTTTGTTACGCTCGTGTGCATAACTGTCAGCTTTAATAATAGTTTGTTCTGTCATAGACATATTGTAGTTCCTTTATGTTGGGGCCAGCATTACTGCCGGGTAGCCTTATTATTTCTTCTTTTTCTTCTTGTCTTTCTTGAGCATTAAACCACCTTCTGCTCTATTACCTCCTGCGTAAACAGACCCATTAGTTACACTTCCTTGGAAACCGCCAGACTGACCTTCTTCTTTAGTTTGTTTATCTAATCTATCTCTCATTGCATCAGCTGCACTGTAACTATCGTCGCTACCACCATCATCATTGCTACCACTACCTACTGCAGGTTTTTCAACAGGTTTTCTTCGTTTA